TCATTCGAAACGCCAATTGTACATCTCAATATGATCGAAGTCAGGCATGCAGCCGTCGGTCTCTGGCGTCCAGTTGCCACCCCAAATCTGCCCATGCTTCACGGCAATCAGGCCGATGGAAGCATAGCGGGAGTCGCGGCCATCCTGCACATAGGCGCCGTCCTCATCGAACACCGCGAAATCAAATGCGCGTGCTGCCGGCGCGCCATCGGGCATACAATTGTTATGTGGAGACTGACCGGGGCCAGCCTTTGACGCCCCGTTTGCCTTAGCGGCTTGCTGATCCTGAGGGCTGCGCCAAGTGATAATGATCCGGGTTTTCGAGGGTGAGATTGTCGCATTGGCCTCGCTCATAATCAGCTCGGCTATGGGCAGGAAATCCGGATCAAGATCAGTGAGGCTGCTATCAGGCACGCTACCCCGTCACCTGCGGATGATCGAGAGCGGCGCCGATCGCCAGCATCAACTTAAGGCGGGTGGGACGGTCTAATTCTCCCCGAAGGGCCAATTGCTCGGCGGTCTGCGCCCAAAGCTTGAGGTGCTGTGCCATAGCAGCGTCGGCTCGCGCGCTTCTAATCTTATCAGCGGTCATATCGAACCGCATGGGCGCGAAAGTATCTGGGCTAAGGCAATGGACGGTTCCCATCAAAGACGAGCCTCGATACCGACGCTGCGGAGCAGAGAACGGGCAAGATTCTTGTCCCTGATGTTCTTGCTTACCGCTATGCCGCGTTTTCCGTCAGGCGTCTTCCACATGGCGTGCTTGCGATGACGGACAAGTTCAAACCCGGCGTCCCTCAAATGTCTTGTGATTGTGCGATGTAGCGAGTCGCTCAATGGTTCCCCTGTGTATGAGAGGGGACATCGACCTGAATGCTGTTCGGCGGTTCCGGAATGGCGTCCTTATTGGGATCTGCTGGATAGCTATCGATTTCTTTTGGATCTCTTGGCCAGCGCGCGCCGGGCGCAGCAGCAGCGGCGAGCGTAATGCATGCGCCGAAAAATAAAACAACCAATGCTTTCTCAACACCGGTCAAGCTTAGAAACCAACGCAGCATAATTGGCCTCCTCTAATTGCAATCGCGCGACTCCTGACGAAGCAACGCATAGTCATCGATCATCACGCCGATTTCTGAGCCAGGGGAAAGATGTGCCAGCTCGACGTAGGCCTTATCCTGTTCCTCTGGCGTATAAGTTTTGATCATTGGGCAACCATCAGAATGACTTGTCGCGCAGCTTGTCAGCAGCAGGAATGGCATCGACAGCATCACCAAGCTGCCTTTCGAGCGACTGATTTTGCTTTTCAAGATCATCATTCGTTTGCTCGGATCTGCCCAACAGATCAGAAGTCTTATTCTTCACCCATCCATAAGCCGAACAAATGGCTTCGATGATGGTGAAGATGACGCCCATGTTACCCAGCCGCCGCTTGCGTAGACGCAGACTGCTGTTCGATAGGGGCCGGTGCGTTTTGGTTCGCAGCGATGTTTGCGATAGCGCCTTGAACGGCGGTAACGACAGCGTGGCCGGCTACCTGGAGGCCTGCAGCTTCCGCCTTCTGAGCAGTCGCCAATACAACCGGCGCCAGCGCCGTCACATATGATGTCAAGGCACCAGCTACGTTTCCGCCGCTGGCAATAAGGCCTTCGACCAAAGCCGGAACAGCGTCAGCCGCCTCACCAAGGGCTTCCTCGGCATAAGGAGCAATAGCGGCCACTTCCTCCGGCACCAGAACAGTGAAAAAGTTTTTGAGGTAGAGCACGCCTTCGTCGGCATAATTGGTCATGGCGTTCCACAGGCTCTTGGCCTTCTTTTCAAGGCCACCTGCGACGCGTTCAAGATAACTTTCAATGGACATGGCTTAACTCGCTTTCTGTGCTTGAGTGGAGTTGGGATTATCCGCGGCGACGACGCCGCTTAAGTCTTTCACGACGCTGTTAAGTTTCTTGGTATGAAGATGATGAAAGATGCCCGCGATAACCGGCATGATGATGGTGAGATCGGACGCAAAGTTAGTCAGATCGATCGCTAGCCTGGTTTGATCTTCCGGACTAATAGAATTGCCATACGTTGCGCCGACGGCCGCAAGAGCAGTAATGATAAGGGATGCGATTGTCTTAGTGTCGTACATAGTAACCTCGTATAAAGAGTATATACATCATTTGAGGGGTGAGTACAACCGCCGCACTCACCGGCTCGCGCGCTTCATTTCCTGTGCCTTTAGATCGTTTCTTAGTTGGGCATTGAAAGCCGATCCTGCACTTGCGGTGTCGGGGCTGGTGCTTGTTGCATAATTATGTTCGGAGGAGGTCCACCGTTCGCCGGCGGCATTACCAGTTGGGTCGTGCGTCCCGCGGACTGAATCATGATTTCACGCATGTCGCGCAATTCCTGATTAATGGCGGACAGATTGGCGATCATCTCGGCGCGGGCTTTCTCGCGGTCCTTCTCGTCCGCCTTCATGATGGCAATATCGGAGGTGTTTTGCTCGACTTGGCCGGTGAGCTTGGCTGCGAACCAGATGATGGATAGCGTCTGAATGATGAGAAAAACAATCAGGCTGATCGAGACGCCTTTTTCGATATGCCAAGATGTGCGTCGGATAGCCATGGTTGCCTCAGAGCTAGAATGTCGGAAATACTGTCCACCTCACGGAGCCGGAAGGGTGGGTGCTGCATGACGCCTCAAGTTCTGTCGTTCGCCGCTATATCGGCGCTGTTTCTGCTTGGCGCTGAGGGGCCTGTTATTCAGGCTGTTCTTCTTTGAAGAAGCTCGTTGGATGATCCTTCTTCACCGGATGATCACGCTTCTCCTCCCAATTGGCTAAACCATCGGCCACCTTCCTGGCCTCGACGAGATTGGTTGCGCAATTTGCCTCGGATCGGCCGACGCCGCATTTATGGACGAAGAATTGGAAGGTTTTGGGAACACCATCCAAGATAAATTGATCGACAATGACCATCCGCGATCTGTCTCTTGGCTGTCGACGTCTGCCGTATGCATTGCCCAAGCGGGTGATGCCACCAGTGCCAATAAAATAGCCAGTCTTCTCATATTATTGCCCATCGCAAGTCCAATCTATCTGGCCCGAAAGCGCCGCTCCATTGATGGTGATCGCGCTTAGGCTATAACTATATGCAAACGATGCCAAGGCTGACTGTGGGGTAATCCGGCAATGGTTCCACGTCGCATATGCTTTGTTGAATGTTATCGTGCATGATGTCGGCGAACCTGATCCTACCGTCGCTGTTCCGGTCGTATCGGTCGCGTGGGCATCTACAGATGGGCTCGTTCCGCAGGACGAAATAGCTGGCGCAGCGCCGCCATATGAACGATGTTGATTGCCATCGAATTCGGCTGCGAGTGTTGCGCCGGCCGTATTAATGATAACAACGCCCTGTGCCCCGGTTCCTGTCTTCGAGCCAGCCTGGATAGTGACGGCACCGCCATTATTATTTGCACTTCCAGCGGCGTTTGCGCCTTTGATGGTAACCGCACCGCCCGCACCGTTATTGGAGCCGCCACCTTGAACCGTGACAGCGCCTCCGCCCGCGTTAGTGAAACTAGCACTAGCTGTATTGCTCCCGCCGGTAATACTAATCGGTCCGCCGGAAGCACTTGCCGCTGCAGCATCCGTATTCGCGCCACCTGTTATATTGACACCGCCAGCACTTGCATTACCGGGGCCGATGCCGCCAGTAATATTCACCGAGCCGCCAACGCGATCCGATGTTGTCGATCCCGCGGTGATATTAACCGCAGGGCCGGTGGCGTTGTTCGCGTTACCGGAAGCAATCGTAAAAGCGCCGCCTGAACAACCGCTACACTGCCCGCTACCCGAGGTAAAGGAGAGAGCGCCGCCCGCACCGGCTGATGCACCGCCGTTCCCTGCCGTAAACGTTAATGCTCCACCAGCGCCGGAAGTGCCGCCTGCACCGCCTGTGAATGAAGCAGCGCCCCCTGCCCCCGTATTCAAACCGTTTCCGGAGGTAATCGCTACTGCTCCACCTATACCCGTGGCGGTTGCCGTGAGAGCTTTGATTGCTATACCAAGGCCCGTGCCATTTGTATCTGTGCCGCCAATGGTCCAGACGGCGGCGGTGCCGGTCGGTTCCGATAAAAAGACGGGATAATTAACTGCCCCTGTAGTCGTCTCGTAGAGAGCGCTTACGTTGCCCCCCAAGACCATTCCAATTTGCTGCGCGGCGGGAGTGTAGAAACCTGATGTTGCATCACCCGTAATTTGCGGGTTTGCTCCGGTTGTGCTGCTCCCGAGATTTATGCTTGCGGTTCCCGAACACGAGCCAGCAACCCACGCACCAGCGCTTCCAACCACGCAATCGCCATTCACTGGCGCTAAGCCGGCTGGTGAACTCGTCGCGTTGCTGATCACCAGCGATGCCGAAGTCGGCCACGTAATCCCCGATGTGGCAGGAACCCATTGCGCGGCATCAGTGCCAGTCGTGGTCGACTGCATCACATAGCCAGGCTGCGCAGCTCCAGTCGTAACCGAGGGGAGTTGGTTCCATGCCGAGCCGGCATAAACTTCCACCGCGCCAATGTCGCTATTATATCCAAACATGCCCGCGACCGGTGTTCCTGGGCGGTTCGCCGAGGAATGCTTTGGCAGACCGACGCTGCTATTTGCGCTCGTAGTATTGCTTAGCATGTCGAGGGCGACCCCTGCCGTAGGCGTCGCTGTGCCAATGCCAACCTGACCGTTGACAATGCTGTAATCAGATTGCCCCGCGCGGGTCTTTGGACAATCGGCTGTATTAACTGTGATATTCGTGGGTGCCGAACCCGCCCAACTAAATAGCGAAGTTGTGAATCCGTTGGTGCAAGCAGAACCGCCTTCGATATCAACAGTAGCGCCAGCTAGATTTGCCGTACCCGCGACGATATATTTGGAGTCGCCGCCCGCATTGTAATTGTGCTTATAGAAAATAACGTTGGATAAAGTTAAGCCACCGAAATTTAATGCGCCACCCGAACCATTTACAGTATCCATAATGACATGCGCCTGTTGAGCCGATGCCAGCGATACGCCATCGCCTTCCATGAACCCGCCGGACCACGAAACTCCGGACCATGGACCGCTTACTTGTAAGCACGCGCCGTAATTAAATTGGCATTCGACGTTACTAATATGGATATCTACGCCGCCGTTAATCCAAAAGGCTGATTGCGATGTAGTGTTATTGATACCGGCGATTTCTTCGGCACGTCCACCTTCGATACTGCCGCCAGCGGAACCCGGTTCTATATCTACCGCGCCGTGCGCATAACCGCCGGTATAAACGTTGCCCTGGTCAAAATTAAAATCTACCCACTTACCTTTAATGCCCCAACCCATATTGATAAATTCATTATGCAAAACCTTCCCGGACATGAAGCCGCTGTTGGCGCTCGCATAAGGGCCGCCGACACCATTCCACAAATTAGAGAATGTATTGTTTGCGACAACCATTTGGTCCACATAGCCACCCGACAGGCCGACTAATACGTTTCCGGTATCGGAGCCAATAAACGTGCCCCGCTTCGCAAGTCCCCCATTGCTTCCGGCGTAGTCATTTCCGAACGGGAATACCGCGCCGAACATAGCCAGGCCTTCGATCACAACGTTGGTACTATGCGTCACATCCCACATATATTTCGAATTGCCATCGGCGTAGCCTGTGCCGAGATAAAATTCTACTGGTAGCGAATAGATGGTGTTTTCGTTATATCCACCCGAGCCCGTGTAAAGGCGCGCTTTAGCGTTACCAACGATATGCGCGCCGCTTGGCACGACGATATCATGGAACAAGCAGTGATCCGGAATGTGAACGAGAGAGCCGTAGAATACGCCATTAACAACCGCATTTTGAATCGCGTTGCTATCATCATGCCCCCAGACTACCCAACCTTTCGCGAATCCGTTTCCAACGCCATAGGTAGAATTTGCTGCGAGAACAGCATAAGCACCACTAGGCCCGATAGATGTAATCGTCGTTTCACCCGTGCCCGATGCTCCGCTCGAACGCGTATCGTTTACCGCGACCGCTTCGTTGATTTCGGCACTGGTGAATGTGTGGCCGGTTATGAACAGTTGGTTAGAGCCAACCGCCATAACTGCCGCATCACTTTCCTGAGCATTGCAAACAGCACCATTGATGTAGGGATCGGCATCGCGGCGCTCGGTAATAAGCGCAAGCATATTGGCCGCTTCGAAACGCTGCGCTGTTTTGACGGAGGCATCGTACGTAAGACCTGAAACACCGCCTGCATTGTTGCGGTAAAGAGGGCTGCCTTCTGCAGTGACAGTCCCGTAGTTTGCATCCGAGAATCCTGTGGTGATCCCGGCTAGGCTGGTGGGGTTGCCACTACCGCAACCTGTGCATGTGCCGGTAACCGTCAGACTGCCGTTTATCTGCGCAGTGCCGTTCGCATAGAGCGCGTACCCTGTTGCAGTCGCCGTGTTGTTGAAGTACCCCGCATACCCGGTATTCGCTGCACCGTCTTCCGTGGCGTAAAGCCCGTAACCCGTCGCAGTGCTAGTGTTGCGGAAAAAGGCGGCATAGCCTGAACCCGACGGGTTGGTAGCTTCGCTCTTAACCAGAGCGCCAGTCGTAACGCCGGTGCCGGTTACATCTATGGCTGTCTGGGTAGTAAGTGCGTCAAAAGCCCATGTTTGCGTGAAGGCGCCGTTCTCAATTGAATTGCTCGCCACAGCTCCCGTGATTGCCGATAGTGCGCTGCTTCCGGAGCCGCCGCCTAAGGCGTTGCAGCCGAAGCCCACAGCCGGCGTCCATGACAGGGCGCCCGCGGCGCATGGGGGCAAAATTAGCGGGCCCGCATTTCCGGCATTGATCGTGCCAAGAAGCTCGTTCGAGTTCAGGTTCAGAATGCCGAAGAGAGTATTTAGATCGCTCTGTGTGGCGGCAAAATTACCGCGAAGGACAGATGAAGAGAGGGGTGAATTCTGGGCCGGGACGTTCGGATTCACGCTGGAGGTGTTGGCGTGCGCCGTGGCGGCAAGGAAAACCGCCAACAGGAACAGAGCGACCGAGGCTCTGATATTTTTCATGTCATTTTCCCGGATGTTGAGTTGGTTAGCGGCGACCGATGATGATGCCGACGCCGTCAATGGCATTGCTGTTTTCGTCCGTGATGTTCACGGGCGTAGCCTTGAGGCCGATCTTGTCGAGCGCCTCGATCATTTTGTTGGCGGCATCACCGGGAGGGCCGACGAAGATCCCCTTGTCGGCCTCGCTCTCGACCATGCGTTCTTCGAAGTCGCTTTGCCAGCCCGCGAGCTGCAAAGCATCATCGAGATCGAGCTTCAGTTCATTGCAATGCGGCTGGCCGCAGTAGATCGTGACCTTGCCAGTGCCAATCGCTTTCAGGGCATCGGCCAAATCTTCATTTTTTTTCTGGCCAAGCGCGGGCCAATCGGCACGGCCTTGGCGTTGCACCTCATGGTTGACGCTAACTTGCGGCGATGGCTGGTGAATGAGCGCCGCTGAGGAAAGTCCGAGCGCAAGCGCGATGCCTGCATAATGCAGTTTTGTGTGATTGATTGCCATAAAGTCCTCTGCTGGTTAGAAGATGAGCCCGAAGGTTGATCCGTCCGCAGTGCCGCCACTTGCGCCGCTAAAGGTAAAGCCGCCACCGTTCATCTGAAGAACGGAATTCGCCTGAATGAGATACGCCGGGCCAGAACCAGCACCAGATACGGAGTATCCGACCGCCCACACCAAGCTGCCTACCTGAGTCCAGAAATATGCATGCGAGAATGCTGGTGACCCGCTGAGAGTAGCCGTTATGCCGCCTGTAAGGTTTATGATCCCGTTGTTCTGGGATGATGCATGGGTAAAGCCGCCTGCGCTTATCGAATAATTTGCCGTGACATCTATTTCCCCGCCAAAGCCGGCAAATATCTGGGCCGAACCGGAAGTCATGGCGGCATAATTCATGTTTCCATTGACGACGATCCTGCCGCCGTTCGAGGCGTTAAGGCCATTGCCGCCCGAACCGGAAGTGGAGAGACTGAATCCCGCGATCGATATCTGGCAGCCTTCGCCGAAGACCCCAATTGCATCAGCGACCGCCGATGCAACATTGCAATTCGTCGGCGTGGTCGTGTTGCCGGTGATCTGCAATTGACCACCAATGAGTGGAATGGTGGCTTTAAGTCCCGCCGGATAGCTGCCGTCAGCCACGTTAATCGTGGCCGTGAACCCGGCCAGGTCAATGGTTCCGGCAATGACGTTATAGGCATGCTGAAGCGTCAGCCAGGGCGACCCGGAGGTTCCGGGGTTGCTGTCACTGCCTGTGGTAGCGACGTAGAAATTCGTATTGTTGGTCAAGAGCGTTCGGCTTGTACCGCCGCCGCCCGCCAATGGCGCCCAGCGCAGATCGCCAGTCGCGATGCTGACCTTGTCCATCAGCTTTTCGGTGATGAAGGGAGCTGACCAATTCGAGGCCGACCCTGTTGCGGCTGCCGAACCGGAGTAAAGATGAATATTGCCAGAGGTAATCGAGGTCGCGCCGTTGGCTACCGTCACATACCAAAGGCCAGTCTGGCCCGCATCAGGTGCAGGCGTTGTCTGAGTTCCAGTAGTGGCCGCAGTGCCAGCCTTCAGGCTGATATTGCAGATGCCCTTGCGCGTCGTGTTCTGTGACGTTCCCGCATTGGCAGGGCCATTCCATGCAACAGCGGGATTGGAAGCATTGAAATACGGCAATACCGTCGAATCCGTATCCGAATCCTCGTAGACCGCCTGAATGAGATAATTCGTCGAAAAGCCCGTGGTGCCGGGCGCAGTGAGGGAAAGCGTGACGTTATCGAGCGACAGGCCTTGCTTAACGATTTGGTGCGTCGTATCCGAGCCAAGATCGCCATAGGCAGTGGCATCGAGGTTGACGAGCGAATAGACGGAGCCCGGGCCGACGATCACCTGCATCGATGCTGGGCCAGTGGGTGTACAAGCCAAGCCATCGAATAGCGTGGTAGTGCCGATGATCGCTTTCATCGCCGTGGCGATAGCCGTCATGGCATATTTGTTTGTACGCAAAAAGTCGTCGATCAGCGCGATGGCGCCAACGTATGATATTGGTCTATCCATTCAGTTTCCTTGGAAGTTTTAGGATTGAAGGCGTACCCAGGCGATAGTCCCTTCCGCCTTCGTGTCGCTGATCGTGGCGTAAATATCTGAGTCCGTGACGGCGCCCTGAATTTGCTTGAGCGAGCACCATGGAAAGTAAGACGCACCCCAACCAGCATATGAAGAATTCCAGCCGCCAACGTTGGGAATGCCGGAACCGCTCGGGCGAAATGCTGTGATGAAAGACTGTGCGCGCCAGCGCAGCGAACCCCATGCGCCCGCCGTGCTCCATGCAAGGCGTCCATTCCATGTCCCGGTATCAATCGGGTTGGCGGGCTCAAAGATAACCGGCGTGCGGCCCGTCAGGGCTTGCAGCACGGCGATCATGCCGTAGCGTGTCGCCTTGGGCCGAAACAACGTCGCCAGAATGCGTGCCCGGAAAGGATCGTCGAATTCCTGCGCGCGGCGCAGCAGATTGTTCCCAAAGAAGTCGTAAGAGATCAGATCGAGAAAGCCATCAGTCGCCGTCGCAATGCGCGTTTGCAGTTTCGCGTATTGAATTAGTGCGTAAACCTGTGATAGCGCCCATGCAGGCCCTGAAAGCAACGCATCCAGAACCGGCGTGCTGTCTGGAAACCACCGGAACGGGAGCAGCATCTTGATCCGCTTGAGCAGATCGGATTGGTCACCCGTCATGGTCAGGCCACCGCGATGGTTCCTGCCTTGAGCGTGACCTTAGGCTCACCGGCTATATCGGCAGTGGTGCTATTGAGCAGGATTGCAGAAGCGTTGATCACGCCGGGAACCCCGAAGGCCACGGCAGCAAGCTGATTGTAGGGCAGGCCATTACCGAGGCCGAGACCATTCACAAAATTCGTAAGCGCAACACCAACGGCGGCCACGACCGTCCCATGATCGAGGCCAGTGGCTTCCGTAATCGTCATGCTGACGTTGACGGTTGTCACGATAGGAGCGAACACGGCGAAGCGGATGCCGAGCGCCCTTACCTGCTCGATTGCGGCCGCAACAGCATTCTGCAGCCCAGTGGACGGGGTTCCGGAGCCATCGTCAATTACGACGAAGAACTCACCCGGATCATAATCTCCGTTGTAATCCGCATTCTCAATGATCGAGAACTGCAGGCCTTGCTGCACATCTTCGATTGCGGATTCAATTGCTGCCTTGGTCGCCTTCGACAGCGCCGCGATATACAGCACGAAGCGGGCGCGAAACGCGGTATCGCTTTCGGCATTGACGCCATTCGTAAAGGCCGAGGCATTCGTAACCGTATCGACGCCCGGAACACCTTGTCCCATCGACGTAATGGTATTCGCCAGCACGTTTCCGGAGCTGCCCGGTGTTGACGCCGTGACGCTCACATTGAGCGTTGCGACAGTCGGAGCCATCACATAGCCGTTGAGCGACGGGCTGAATGCACCGTTTGTCGGGTCTGCGTTGACCGTAAATGTTTGCGTGCCATCGGCACTTTGCAGAATCAATCCCGCCGGGATCACGGATTGCGTTGTCGTGGTAAAGCGCCCGAACGTCACAACGCCGGTTGCGGGAACGGCACCTTCCCGAGTAAACGCGAAATCAGCCGCCCAACTATCGGCATCGGCGCCGACGCTTGTGGCGAAGCGCGTGAGGGTCAGACCGTAAACCACGAGGCCTTGCAGCCAAAGTGTAACGCCGGCAATCGCTTCCACGATGGCACGGAGAACCGAGCCTGTCGTGAAATTCAGAAGCTTTGTGGCGCTGGCCTGAATGGCGGTAACTGCGCCGCGGACGATATCGGTGAAAGCAAGGGTTTGAAGGCTAGCCATTCGCAGCAACCGGCATTACGGGAAAACTCAGCACGGCGTCCTGATTGCTATCGGCTTCCGTGTAAGAAATGTCGACATACATGCCGTTCGGAAACGACGATACTTCGACATCAGGAGGCGGCGTGCGCACGACAGAATCTTCGAGATACATCTGCGACTGCACGATGCTTTCGATGGTCGCAACATCGAACGGATCACCGATCTTTGCTGGAAGCCCCGCTCCATAAGTTGGTTGCCAGATATAATCGCCAGCGTTTGTCATCAGGCGGCGCAGAACGCGCTGTTCGCTTTCAAGAACGCTATCGACCGTCAGCAAATCACCATTGGCGCTAGGCAGAAGATCATTTCCGTAAGCGTGCCAGATTTCCGACATTGATCCCCATTAAGGCGTTTCCGGCGGTGCATGATCGTGATGCGCGCCAGTAGAATCATCGTCCTGCCAGCTTTCAACAGTTGAGCCGTTCCATTTCTGGCCCTGACCGTTGGCATCGAAGGCAAAAGTCTGCCGCCCGTGAATCTTGATGTTGTTGGCCTCGATCCGGAGATCGCCAGCCGCTGAAATCAGAACGCCGCCGTCATTCGTTAGCTTAAATGCCGTACCGGTCTGATGAACCAGCCAGTATTCGCCGACCGGAGCCGGCAATGGCTGAGCCTTGGCGTTGAACTGCCTGCCGATGATGACGCCGGCGCCATGGCCGCCTTGCTGAAAGATTATGTCGACCACATCGCCCGGTGATGGCAGAGCAAACAAACCCCATCCATTCCCGACCCATTGCGATGCAATCGGCAGATAACCGGTTAACGTGCCTTCCGGCTGTAATAGTACCCGTGCCGAATACCGTGCCGGATCGATGCTGCCCGTCACGATCGCTGCGCGCGGCATCGATAGATCAGCCGTTGCTCGCTGCGCTTGCTGCTTTATGTGGTTTTGGAAAAGATTTAGCCAGCTCATACAGTCGATTGCGTCGAATGGTTCTTGGCCCTGAATTCCATTGCATAGCCTTCGCCAACCGACATGCGGCGCGTCACGCTATCAACGAAATAGGCTTGATCGAAATCCGTTCCCGTCCCGACGAGCTTGATGAGGCTGCGGTTCGACATGAGATTGTCTCCCGGCATCCTGCCTGTGATGACGCGCTCATGCTTGGTGATGTCTTCGGCCTTGGTGTCGGCGAATTTCTGCGCCTGCACCTTGTTCAGGTTCGGCGGATAGAAAGTGTAAATCTGTCCCTTGCCGCCAGCCCGTTCATTCTTGTTGGCCGGCGTCCTGTGAGCCTGCGCTGTTACATTAGCACCCTGTGCCTGGTTCCAGCTGATGACCTTGACCAGCACGTCCTGCGCCAATGTTTGACTGCGGCGGCATTGCAGGCTCTCGAAATTTGCTACTCGATTGCCTTGCCCTTGATCAGACCAGATCAGGTTGTAGGTGTCGCTGTTGAGCGGCACAGGCGGCTGAAAATTCAGTGTCTGGCCGGATACCCAAAGGTCGAACCCTTCCTGCTCGGCCAGAAACTTGAGCAGATCCCATTCGCACTGCTCTTTGGTCAGGCGAAGGTTGTAAAGCTCGTAATAGGTGCCGATCTTGGCCGTTGTGGCAGCTGCGTTCGCTTGCAAGCCTCGCCGCGCCGCCAATGTCTTCGCGACGTCGCTTGCGGTTTGCTGCTGGAAATCTTCTGCCGTGCGCGCGTCGATGAATCGGGACGATAGATCGCGGCCGGACAACTCGATTGTCTGCGTTACCGGATCATAGGCCACATCATCGACCACGCCGAGGATGAGGGATTTTGGCGTCCCCTGCCCGGTTTGATCCTTGAAGCCGGCGAATATCTCCAGCTGATCGCCGCTTGACGAGCTCCAGTATGCGGGGCCGAGGCCGGGCGGAAGCTTTGCTACCGCTGCTTTCAGCTTGTAGGTATCAGCCGCGAAATGGCTGGCATTCGTGACTTCAAAGCTTTCAACGCCGGTGATGACATCCGATTGGTTCAGCTCGACGCTGAAGAAAGGCGTTCTTAATCGGCTACCCTGCCCCTGCAATTCAGCGCTAGAGGGCAAGAATTCCACCAGTAGCGTCAGGATTGACCGACGGCATATTCAGCGTGTTGATGCCGGTCAGAACCACATCCATCGGCGGCCCGCCAGCAGGGCTTAGATTGGCCTGAACGATGCGGTTCCATTGCTGGGCATCCCCAAGATATTGGAGAGCGAGACGAAATAAGTCACCGCCCGTGACCGTGACCTGGCGCATCATGAACCTGCGTTACTGACATTGACTGCCGTGCGGCCGAGCAATCCTTGGAGTTGGTATAATTGAGCAAGTTGCCCGAAAGCCGCCGACTGCCCCGATAGGCTTGCTGCCAGCGCCGCCGGAGCGCCGCCGCCCACCACCCCTGCCACGCTGCCCGAAGGGGCGACAGCGGCATTGAGGACGGTCTGCTGGGTGGCCGTGGCCGTAAGGGCGGTCTGAATTGAGGTCTGGACGCTCGCAACCTGCGATGGTGAAGCGCCGGAGAATTTCGCTACTGCATTAGCTGCACTTGCAACGCCTGCCACAGCGGCCACGATCTCGGAAACATTGATCGAGCCCGCCACCGTGCCGGCCGAACTGATGTCACCGAAAATCAGGCTATCCGCGCTTGGCGCCACCGGCAGTATCGGCGCCGACAAGTCCTGAATGACCGTGCAGGAGATCGAATAGGGTATCTCGAACGGCTGTTGAAACTTTGCTTCGAACCTGTCGATCACCACCAGATAGCGCAGCGACGACCATGTCAGCAGCTGTTGCTGGCCACCGATCCTGAGTTGATCCAGCGTCCGGGCCTTGGCTTCCGCCTGAGAACCCCGGAACCTGCCCGACCATGCCTTTTCAGCATCGTCGCGGCCCATGGCATCGATAACCCGGTCACCACCAACCAGCTTCTTGACAACCAGCATGTGGCTGCCGCCGAACGGCATTTCCTGCGGTATCTCGAAGTCTTGAAAGACGGTCGAACCGAGGGTGAGGACGACAGCCATTAGTAACCGCGCGCGGCCGAATATCCCGGCATGAGAGGCGACATCTTCAGATCATAATCATTTCCGGTCGACGGGGCCTGTGACATACCGTTCAGAAAGACATTAGCCGTTTTCCGGGCAACAACTTCGCCATCGATGTGCATGTTGACCGTGACAGGTGTGGTCACGCCAGATGATGACGGTGGCGTAGCATCTCCCGAGCCTGAGCCAAAGCTATGAAAGAGCGACGAGAACGATCTATTGCTTTGTTGGGGCAACGCCCCACCCAGCATCATCAATTTTCCCGCCGCCGGCGCCTCAACGAATTCGATAATGCCGCCGAGCACCCCGTTAAGCCGCTCCAACCATTTCGTTGCAGTCGGAAGGAGCTTATCTCCGAGGTCTTTCATCAGAGTATTCCACTGCGCCTGCAGGATCACGGTTTGGCCATCGAACGTGCCTTTTGCAACGCCGACGGACTGGTCGATACCCATAGCCTTGTTCCATGCATCAGCGGAGCGATGGATCGCCCCGTTCTGGCGTTCCACAATGCTGAAAAGATTCCCGCCCGTGCTGCCAAAGATCAGGGCGTTTTCCCGCGTTCGTTCCGACGATGATAACCCCTGCTTATTGTAATACGGTAGGATGTACTTTTCGTAATAGGCTATCGGGTCTTTAGCAAACAGGTCGCTATCGACAAGCGGATTGCCCTTAAAGCTTTTTATGCCGCCCTGATTATTGAATATGATCTGGCCTGGATCCCATGCACCGATCTTAATCAGCTCATGCGCCGCTTGATTGGGCAAGCGAATGATGCCGTTCAGCCGGTTATAGGCAGTGCGCAGCGAGAAACCCGCCGTACTGCCCTTCAATTCCTGAATGATCGGTTCCATCTCGCCGAACAAAGCTTCGTCGGAGAGATTGGCGCCGGCAGACGCCGCACGCGCGCGGAACTGCCGATATTGCTCCCAATCGATGTTTCCACCGGAGGAGCGGATGGCCTTGAAACCGGCATTCGCTATCTGGTTGAAGCGTTCCGGATCGTTCAGGCCGCCCTGCATATCGATGAAGCGCAGCATCGCCTGCGCCGACGTATGCATCTTACTGGCACTTTCGCCATCCAGCGACTTGCCGATATAATCGATCTTTGCCAGCATGGGCGCTGCCAATTTGGCGCCGCGTAATGCCGATTCATCATTTAGGCCGGATTCGCGGAAAACGCCCTGCGCCTCGACCATGAGCTTCATGGCCTCTGTAGAGGACGTACCAACCGCCTTCATATTTTCTGCAAATTTTACCGCATCGTTGTTCAGCTTGTCGCCAAGCCCGAACATTTGGAATTTTGCGACTTCGACCTGAAACTTTCTGGCCTCGTTGATACCGGCGACCATCGCCGCCGTTACGCCCGCCATGGCGATAGCCACACCGCCGAGCGCCAGGCCAAAACCTTTAGCGGAGGTGTCGGCAACGCCAAATTCTTTCGCGATGCGCGTGAGCTCGGAACCGATCAGGTTCGTCAGGGCAACGGTAATGCCGATTTTGTAGACATCAGTCATCGTACCGTAATCCTATTCCCGCCTCCCGCGAGGTAAGCGCCAAATTCTATCCCAATCTCCCTTGCGATCTTCGGAGAGAGCTCGAATGCCGCCGCGCCAAGCGTGCTGCGCGCGGGCATCTTCGATGTTCCCAATTCCAGAAAAAGCAGGACGTCACTGTCGGAGCCGACATGGCCTTCGTGGCCGACTACCTTATGCTCAATTGAGTCCCGTGTTTCCCCACTTCTCAGCAGAGGATCGTCAGGTGTATAGCCTTTGGCGATACGGTCATCGATCGTTGTCGCCGCAAGCGGCGCCCATGCCGCGAACGGGCCAGCAGCCGCCTGATACTCGCCGAATTTCTCTTTAGCTTTTTCTTCGATTTCCTTGCAGGCCATCTCAAGCGCTTCATGCTCAAGAATTGTGTCTTTGATCGCGAGCGCCAAGAGGTGCGCTCCGAACCCGGCGAAACTGGTAAAGTCCTTCATCGCTTTGGCACCCAAGCCATAGACGACCAAGACCAAAGCTGGCCCTCAAACTCGCCCATTACGATTACGTGCGCGAGGAGATCGTCATCATCAAGATTGGTCGCGATATCGTAAGGCACCCCGTTTTTGACGAGCCAAAGGCACATTCTAAACGCGGGATGCTCTACTCGTTTTTTAGTTCTACCTTCGTTGTTTCCAGGTCGGCGAATAGATTGGGATGTAATTGCAGAAACGCCTTGGCGCCGGCATCCATGCCGTCTTCATCGAGCTTCTTAACGACGCCTTCGAGCGCAACGCGGGTGCGCGGGGTGGGCATTTCCTCATCATCGATCTTGACGAGAGAGAATGCATAGGTCGAAAGTGAGAGATAAGGTGTGTTCATCGCATTATCGGCGCCGATCAATTCGAACAGGCGCATGCGGTCTAAAGGTTTCAGCTTCTTGAATTCCAGCTTGCGGCCGCGCGCATCTTGTACGATTGCCGTCTGCGGTTCCTGCGGCGCTATATCGCTCATGTGACCTTCACGCGTTCCGTCGCCATGCCGCTGAAGCTTTGGTCGACTTTCTTGTCACCGGCATAGTCACCGGCCTTGTCCAGCTTGATGACGACACCGTTGAATTGGTAGGAGGAAACGCTGCCATTGGCTTCCCTGATGGTCTGGAAGACGGTGCCCGGAAGCTGGTCGACACCGGCATAATAGGCGGCTTCGAATGCAGCCCAGAAATCATCTGCCGTATTATCGAAGCGATCAAACTTGAACGACATTTCCCAGCCGCGCGGAGTATAGGCGTTGAGCGTGCGGCCTGTGATCTGGGTGGACTCAATCGTGCCAACCTTCGGGTTAGCCGTGAAATCCGTGAGCTGTATCTGCAACGGGCCTTGCTGCGTCTGGATGACGAGCGATATGTCTTTGCCGGTTGTAAATTTACCAATTGGCATGAGCTAGGCTTTCTGCCGCAATCAAGCGGCTTGCTGACCTTTTTGAACGACGGTGACGGTTTGACCGCCCTCGAGATTGACGAGGAAGAACCAGATGATGCTGAGATATTTGACCTGCACATCGGCCTGCATATAGCCGAGTGCTACGCGGGAGTCCGGGTTATTGGTTTTGTCTATCACGACGGAATAAGCCGGACCACCATTCACATCGCCGATCATGTTCTGGTCAACCAGCACCTGCAGGAAGCTGCGGATTGCCGCCGCCGTTTCCAGGCGCAAATCCTGTGTCTGCGGCTGGCCAATGACATAGCCAAAGGCTCCGGCAAGCGTGGCCGCAATGAAATTCGTCATGCGGGTGTAGTTTTCGCCGTTGCGCGTCGGATCGCTGGATGCCACGCGGCCGGTCTGTGAGCCGAAGTAGTTACCGCCGGGGCAAGGATTGGCGATGACATCGAGGCGTGAGGTAGCGATGGCGCCGATTTCGCCCGAGCTATAGGGCTGATTGGCAAACGCGCGCTGCGTGCCGATGACGCCCGGAACCTGCTTGTTCAGGGTGGAGAGCTGGGGCGAGAGCGAGACCTGCTCACCAGCCCAGAAGGTGCAGGGTGCGATCAGGCGGGTGATACCATTGACGTTATCCTGCCAATAGACCCAATCGCCGACCAGCGCCTTGATGGAGGGTGTGTCGACACCGGCGCTGGCGAGGTTGCTGGAAACGGTGGAGTAGGATTGTCCGGCCGAACCCTGAATTCCGATCAGGACGCCCTCGCTATCGGCGAAAGCGGCGATATTGGCCCATTGGCTGTTCGCAGTGACGTCGACGAGGTTGCAAACCTGAACTCCAGTGCCGCGCAGGGCATACATGCCCGTGCGCGAAGCTGCGGCAACAGCGTCCGTGCCGACGATGGTGGCGTCGGTGACGCTTCCTGCTCCATCGGTGCCGCCAGAGAATGTGCGGTTTTCCAAGGCCGGTGCCGTAGTGGAAGATGCAATCGTGGCGACCACGAGCTGGGATGGCCCGGTGATACCGAATTGGCCGTTATTGATTGCGGCGACGAAGTTGGCCCAGAGCGTTGCGCCGCTGCCGGCGACATTGTCGAATACTTCCGACGTATATCCGGGACGATTGATGGTGAGTTTATAGGTTGTCGGCTTTGTGCCGTTCGCCATGATGGTCGAAAGACCGTTGCCGATGATGCCGGTATATCTCGCAGTGAGGGTGATGCCCGTCGCATTGCTGCTGTCGCGCACAGTTGCCGTAGCGGCGACATCGGTGCCGTCCGTTACGCGCACTGCGCGCACATTATTGGCGCCGATCTGGGAGGAAATCGAAAGCGCCGTCGCGAGATCATAGCTGCGGAAGGTGACGGTGCCGAACGTATCGTCCGCCGCGAGGACGGCAGAATTTACGGGCCCCCATGAGCCAACGCCAACGAGACCAAGGATATCGGTCGGAACGCCGTTGATGAAGCGAGTGCGGGGCGGGATCTTCTGGACATAGACGCCAGGCGTCACCAGCGCAGCCGTGTTAAGCGCGCCGAGGCTGAAAATGGGCATGAAAGCTCCCGGTTAATTCAGTTTGCTGAGATCGGTTTTCGGCTGCGGCACTGAGCCGTTCATGGCATCAGCGGTTTTGACGACATGCGATGCATTTTCGCCAGCGAGGACTTCCTTGACCTCATCGGCATCAACAATCTTGTCGCCCTTGTTATAGGAAATGGTGGTGAGAACCTTGCCATCCGCGTCTTTTTCTTCGCGGCTGAAGGGACTTACGACAGTGAGATGCATTGGAAACCTCAATAGGTGATGGCGAATTCTGCGTTCAGATTGTTGGTAGGAGCGATGACAGCGGCGCGTTGCTTCGAAATCGTGGTCGCATATTCGACCGTGTAATTGAGATCACGGCGGTAGAGCCCAGCCTTTTGCTGCGCATCGATCACCATGGAATTCTTATAAATGAGACGGGCACCGAAACCGTCCGGCATATCCAGAAACCGCGTATCTGCCAGCGATGCATCGACTGCGCCCGCGATCTGGTCGCGGAGCTGCGCCGAGTTGGCCCAAGTGATGATCGACATCACCCGTTCCTGCCGCTTGACCTCACGGGCAATGGTGGCGAAACCACCCACGCGCGCCGCCTGAAGGCGTCCAGACGGGCCGAGGGTGATGACGGGCCCCATGGCGCTGGTTCCAGACACGTCGACCGCGAGGGCCGCCGCAAGGGCGGCTGAGATGCTGTTCAGAGTGTCGCCAGTGTTGACGGCGTAGGTGTAGAATTTGTTATTGACCCGCAACGCCAGATTTTGGGGCGCAGAGACCGTCCCGCCGACCGTGACTGAGCCCAAGTCTTTACTGATCGCCAGCGTTAGTGTCGGCGCCGGCGGCATGACAATTAGCTCGCGTTCCTGATAGCGCGTGGTGTTGCGCTCCATGGCCTGCGGGAAAACGGTAATGTGGGTGACGCCTGCAGCGAGCGCTTTGGCCAGGTTGTCCGATGACGGCCAACCCGGATAGACTACAATTGGCGTTCCTGAAACGCTCGGCGACTTCCCAGTCGCATCGGGAGCTGTTGAGGCAGGCGTGTCGTAAACGCCAGTTTTGTCCCAAGCCGCGCCGCCCGCGTCGAAACGCATCTGCGGATAGACGATGTTCGTCACCTCATTGGCGAGAACATTCTCCAAGTCTGAAATGTCGCTCATGGCACCACCGGCATACCGGTAAGCCGCCATCCGAGATCGCTTAACTCTGGTGAGGAAATCACGTAGCGACGGCCAAGATCGTCGACGATGATGTCATCGTAGGTCAGATCGACGCCGGCGTAGGGCAAAAGGATTTGCCACCACGGCGATCGCGTGTCGGACGGCAAGTTGCCATCTGATTTCTCGCCCTTCGTGCCCTGCAAAATGCTGCATGGCCTTCCAGCCACCAATAATGTCTCGTTCGCCGCCGTGTTGCCGCCATAACCGCCAAGGCCAAATGCGTTCTGCGCCTGCGGCCGATAGATCGAAACCACACGGTTGCACTCGACCACGAAGATCGGCAGCAGCGGCTGAAGCGCCGCGATAAAGAATATGCCCTGTGGCCCGATGAAATAGTCGCCGACCTCAAGGTCGGTGCCATCGACAAGCGCATACCATGTAGCTTTGCCGTACTTGTTCGGCCGGCTGTAATTCATGTCTTCGGCGTTCAGGCTGACCGGAAGCTCGAACAGAAGATTGCCTATCTGGTCCCAATTAATGCCGGGACTATCCCACGTAGCGCCATCAACATCGAAATCCGTTTGATCGATGGGCGGCGGTGGATTGCCGGGGCGGTAGAATTTATAGGTATCGCCTATGACCCGCGCTGCAATCCCGTAGCCCCGATACACGCGGGCTTGGATCGTAGCAGCAGTGGTCATGTTGAAACCTCAAGTCCTGACGACCGAGCCGCCCTCCTGCAATCCTCTGCCCGGTCTCACGCCAATAAAGGCGCATAGTTGCCGCCGCTTCTGATTGTAAAGCTGAGTCCGATCGGCGACCTCATCCCTATTGTGCTTCCAGACGGCTGCTTCGTCGGTATCGAGGTTGCCTGATGATGAGTCTATCGCGGCCTCCAGCAGGGGAAGTTGAACAAGATAGTTGCCGGTGACGACCGTCTCTTCCGCAGGATCCATATTCTGCAAGCGTAGCTCGAGGGTTGCGTAGTCTTCTTCGAACACCCAGCCAAAGTTTGCATGTGCAGGATAACCACAGAATCGACGAATATCGACAAGTTGGGCATCCGTGAACATCGAAGACTATTTGCCGGCCTTGGCCTTGCCCGCTTCCGAGAGAGCTTTTTCGGCGGCTTCGGCGCGAGCTTTCATCTCATCACGCTCCGACTCCGCTTCTGCGGCGCGGTCCATGGCTCTGCCCAGTTGCCGGCGCAGATCTTCGATATCTGCCGCTTCGGCCGTCTCGACTCTTTCCGGCCGCGGAGGAATCAACGCTTTGTCCTTCTTATCATGCAGTTCGTGAACGTCATGATCGAAGTCTTTGCAATTGATGAGTGCAAAGCCCTGTTCGGTATCGGCCTTTACACGCACCGTAGGGATAGATTTGAGGTCTGCCATGATTGTCCCTTTCGAAGGAAAAAGGGCGGGGATCATACCATCCCCGCCCTGTCTGTTCGTTTCTTAACCAGCGATACGGCAGGCTAATTGTGGACGGATGAGGCCAACGCCATAGAGGATGTCGAACGCGAAGCGCGTGCGATGGAACTCTTCGCGATAACTCAGGCGCATCGTTATCTTGGAAACAGGATCGGAGGCGACGAACTCGTCGTCCATCGACTTGGTCAGCTCCATGTTCATCAGTGGGCGTGATGCGAAGGCGAAAGCATCACGATGGAAGGCCAGGTTCACCACATGGCTTGCCGCCAAGGTGACCGTCTCGCCGCCAGACTTGGCGACTTGAAGGGCCGGGCTAATCGTGAAATTGCCCGTCGCAGACGCCCCGAGACCGGAGCCGCTGATTATGCTGTAGGTCTGGATATCGCCGGAGAAGGTGATGATGTCACCGACATTCGGCGCGAAAGCGCCGCCCGAGGGGGTCGCGATCGACACGGTGCCCTGCGGAGCACCATTGACAGTCGCCGCACCGGCTCCCGCCGATTGGGCGCCGTTGGCCGTGACTGCACCCGTGAGCGTACCGGCTGTCTGGGTCGGGACCTGCTGGTCCATGTACCAGTCAAAGCCCAATTTGCGGCCGATATCGCCTTCGCGGATGACATTCGGATCCGCCGATTGGAGGTATTGGCTGAACGCCGGAAGGCCAAGAGCATTGGCTTCCGCATCGGGATTGAGGACAACCCGGCGGTTGCCTGTTGGCGCGAGCTGATTGCCAAGCACCTTGCGAGCCGACGTAGCAGCAGTGAGGGTAGAGGCGAATGGCGTAGTGCCGGCTGTGCCGACATAGCCATAGACGCCCTTGTAGAGAGCGAGGATATTGCTGTTGACGTTGGTCGCCAAGGCTTCGATGGCGGCCGAGAGTTGGATCGGCACGACGCCTTCGATTACCTGGGCCAACTCCTTCTCGGAAAGCGTGAACGGTGCTTCCTTCCAGAAGTCCAGCGCAATCGGCGCCGTGCTCGGTGCCACGTTCTGGGGATCGGGAGCGAAGGCACCCGGGACCACATCGCTTGCGGCCATTACTGAAGGAACGGGGACCTGAATGGTCTCACCCTTCTGCTTGACCTCGGTGCCAAAGTCGGCGTTAACGAGACGAGCCATGACGCTGTTGTGGCGGAGCGCCTGAAGGCCTTGTGCGAATAGGGTTGGGATTACGGAACTGAGCGTATTCGATACGGTCATCGGTAGTCATTTCTGCCGGTCGTGCCGGCTGCTGGTTGTGAGGGATGGATGTCTGTCGTTGATCGCCAGCCCCGCCAGCTTACTCAGCGCGTCCCACGCGCCGTATCTTCGAATTAGGCTACTTGCTTCTTACCGGCTGCAATATCTGCCAGGTTGTCTAGAAATGCCTTCTGGTCGTCGCGGCCGATCTTGCCGCTGGCCCCCATCGAACTGCCGTCGGCCTTGCGAGCGCCGCTTCCCTGGCTCGATTCGAATAAATGGGGCGCGGCGGGGGCGAGCTTGTCGGCGATAAACTCGGCCACGGTAATAGGATTGCCCGTGGTGCCGAAAATCTGTTTATCGCCTTCGTAGGCCACGGCCTTGCCGTCGATAATCTTGAATACCTGGCGCGCGCGCAGGAGAACATCATCAACCGCACCGGTGCGGACGCCCGATTTCGCAGATGCGTCGCGAACGGCATTGTCGATCAATAACCCCTCGAGCTGGATGGTGAGCTTGCGGTTGGATTCATCCAGGCCCTTGCGTTCCTTTTCGAAACCGGCCTTGGCGGCGTTTAAGCGCTCGTTGACCATTTCTTCGACCTTGCCCGAGTCGATGAGCTTCTTGTCGCGCTCCTTCTGCGCCTTTGCGCTGAGCTCGCGGAACACATCGGGGTCGACGCCATCGAACCTTTCCTGCAGGGTTTCCAGCTGCTTTTTCAGATCGACATTGTTGGTACGGAACTCGTCGAGCTTGTCTTTGGTCACCATGCCTTCGACGGGAAGGAAGAACTCTCCGTCCTGTTCGGTATAAAACTCGCGGACGGCTTCGGGAACTTCTTCAAGTGATTTAATACGTGTCTTTAATGACATCTTCTACCTCCCAGGTAGCTGCCCTACGCGCCGCGCGGGCTCGGTTGCTGTTGGTCGTCATCGGTGCCAGGTGCGTCCCGCGCCTGGTCGGCAATGACGGCCTTCTTCTCGTCCTCAATCGAGCGATCGGGGGCGAGTCTTTCTGCTTTCTGGAGATTGAACAGGAAAGTGTGGTGACTGATCGCGCCCGACTGATAGGATTTAAGCAGCGACGCCAGAAGCTGCGGATCGATATCTGTGTCGATGAACTCGCGGTTGATCGCGACGTCGATTTCGCCGCTGACGCTCATCCAGTCGGCCGCTGCCCGCAGCGCCGCCTCGAGTGTTTCTTCGACGGCACTCACGATGCCCGTGAGCAGCGATGTTTCGCCGCTTGTACGGATTCGCGCCGTCTCGGCGGCTTCCACGCCTTTCTTGGGATCTGCGAACACGGCGGCGCCCAGCACGGCCATCATGTGCTCTTTGGATTCGAGGGCCCGTTCGAGTGACCCCAGCCCTTGTCCAGAAAACTCGGCGTAGCCAACTTTAGAAGCCGGATCGCTGAGCAGGATTGCCGCCTGGGAGCCCACCCTGATCTGCGCGTTAGAATCCGAAATGCCACTTACCCATAGCGTAGGCAAACCGGTGAAGTGGCGGCCATGCTCGAGGTCCGCGCTTGTGCGGTAATGTGACAAGGCCACATTGACCAGGCCAAGCAACGGCGGCTTCTCGATCTTCTCCGAACGTCCGAAACAGGAAAGCCAGAAGAAGGGTAGTTCCTTCAGCCGGATGCCTTTCTTCTTCGGCTCTATCGTTTCGTGAATTGTCCAGCTGGCAGCCGGGCTGCCCGAAGCGGTTTCCGGGCGGCGCCAGATAGTGACGACGTATCTCCCCTCGCTTAGCCGCAGCTCGCGATATTGCTCTATCTGCTTCTGACCGAACTCATCGGTCGGAACGTAGGCTGTTTCCTTGAGAACGACGAATCCGTCGCCCCAATTCGTGATGCTCTCGGAGGTATATGCGGCTAGATAGGCGCGATCATCCGTCTCATCAAAGTCAACCAGAATGCCCATGCGACCTGCCAGCAGGTTCTCGCAGCAGAGCTTTTTGATAAACTCGACGAGGCCAATACCGGATGCCGTCGTATCCTGTTCGAAATCCCCGATCCTGCCAGGCAACTGAAGCACCGGTGCCTTGCGAACAATGGCCCCCACATACCCGTCCACCGTCCGGCTTACGGCCTCGTAGTAGAGGGCGCGCATAAGATAGGCGGCGTAGTCGTTGTTCTCCTGCCCGGACAGGCGTGGTAGATATTGAACAGTCGCGTGCTTTATAGCGTCTTCGCCTTCGTATGCGGCGCGACAGCGGTTCCAGCGCTCGACGTTCTGAGCATAGGCCGGGTGTACTGTATCGATCGGCATCTAGAACCCGGTGATTTTGGTTTGAACGGCTGCGCCTCCGGAATCGATCATAAGCTCGGTTAATGCAAAGACCATTGCGTCAATTCTGTTGGGGCTGTCCGTTGACACCAATGGCACCCACGTCACCATCTCGTCCTCGAGACCGACGAAGGTCCCGCAATGGTGCGCGCGATTTGATTCGTAGATGGCCGCGACAGGCTCGGCACGGGCCTGCTTGCCGCGCGAAGCGTGAACAAGCTTGACCGGTGCATTCCTGTCGACAACGCGGATCGTGCTTTCGACCATCTGGCCGCCGAAATTCGCCTCAGCTACTATCCGGTCGGCCTTGAATTGGCGGTAAAGCGCGACCGTTTTGCTGGCCCAGGTCTCGGGGCTGTAGCGCCCGGAGTGATCGGCCAGCACATAGCCGTGTTTCTGCGCATCGATGCCGGCGACGATTATGCCGACTTCATCGTTTCTGTCCTTGTCGCCCCCTGATGGATCGACAGCAACCACAATGCGCTTGAGTTCGGGAATTCCGCCCAGAACCCTCAAATTGTCTATCTGCTCGCGCTTCCAGAGCGCACCCGGCACTTCGGCGCTGAACGCCTCTTCCGGTGTAGCGGGATATTCCCGCCTGAAGTTGTGGACGCCGTTTAGTTCGACAATCTTGGCGCGGCGCCAGGCCATTTGCTCCACGTGAAGCAAATGGGTCTTTTGGTAGGAATTCTCGTCACTTGTCAGTTCAAACGAATCAGTAACCGGCTTCCGATACTCGCGCTGCCAGAACCATGGAATGAAGACGAGGATATATTCCCCCTCCGCTCGCATGGCCGCGGCGCACATCTCGTAAAACAGGCCTGTGCGACCGGCGGATGTGCTTTCAATGATAATTTCGGTATCGGGCTCATCAGGAACTGCCTGCAAAGCTCCAGCGACGTGCATTTGAGCATTAGGCCAGTAGGCCGACTCGCTGGCATGGAAAAGCTGGATGGTATCGCTTCGCCCTACGCCCTTGCTGCCAGCCGTGCCGACCTTGTAGCTGCTATCAAGCCCGTCGAAAATGAGTTCCTTGGAGTTCGAGGCCGCCAGCGAAGGTCTTACAACTTCCGGGCAGTTTTCATAAAACCTCTTGGCCATACCGAACAAATTGTTCGTCGCGTCATCCATGTGGGTAAGGATGAAAACCCTTGCGCCACGACGGTGCGTGACACGCCAGAAAAAGCGGCCTTCGGTGTAACTGGACACCCCTTGCTGGCGGCCTTTCAGGACGAGGGCGCGAACCTTTCCGGTCGCGGCGCGCTGCGCTTCGAGTGTTTCATGTAAATAGCGTTGCGGCTTGTTCAGCCGGAACGGCTCAATGCTGCCGCTCTTGGTATGAATTCGGAGGCATCGCGGAGCGTAATACGGAAAGTCCGTTTTAAGCCGGAGGCGTATCGCTTTCTCCGTCGGCGTCATCAGTCTCGTTATCGAGTTGTTTCAGAAGCTCTTCATGGGTGCTGGCGATCATGCCGCTGTGTTCGAGTGATTGAGCCGGTTTGCCTTGCAGCGTGTCGCGAATTTCCTTGATGGCCTGCGTGCGATTCTCGCCCGTCCTGGCTTCAACTATCAATGTATTTGCAATGACATCGATCTGGCGTGGGTTATTAGGCAATTCAGGTAGCTTTGGCTGGCCGCTCTCATCAAGCTCAACCGGCCGCAGAGCCTGAATGCGAAGCGCCTCGGTGAAAAGCTGTCTCTTGGGCCTTCCACCCGGATTACCGCTCTGTCCCTTTTCGAATTCCGGCATTCCTGTTCTATTGTTCCAAGTGATTGAAATTTGTCCGTCTTTCCAGACTGTCCATTCGCTCAGCAGGCCGGAGAAACCATTGAAGCCGCCGCGAACTGCCGCCGTTAACACACGCGCGGCTAGTGTCACCGACCGCACATAGAAAAGCCGCGAACCTATTTGGGACGCGGCGACAATTATGGAGCGTATCGAAATGTATATACTCGGCGTTATTCAGCAGTCAAGGACTTTTTGTCGCGGGCACGTTCGATCCTCATTTTCTGCAATGCGATATTCAACCACATCATCATCTTGGTTTAGCCTGAACTCCCATTCAAATGCCTCGGCGCGTGCTGGTCCTGCGCAAGTCCCATTCCTCAATCGAACACAGACAATCGTATCTGTCGTGACAGGCAGCGCCTTGTCCCAATGGTTTATGCCGATAAAGCCAATCATGCGCGTATTGTGCTCCTATCTTCCTTTTTCGCGATCCCGTAATGGTGGGCCAGATCAAGGAGAGCCAATCGGAGTATCTCAATCCCAACCTGCGGAGTTTTTGCGTTACGACGCGCCCAATCGCTTGCGTGGACGCCTTCAATGACCACGTAGAACAATGCGGAGCGCAGTGCGGCGCCGCTGCCGAGATCACCGCCTACAGCGTTAACAGCCTTCTTGTATCGTTTCAGAGCGTCGACTTGTTTGTCGGCAGACCATTGCTGCACACCGCCGCTGACGCGTGGCGCAAAGCTGGAGCACATCTTGGCCTGCAGGCCGGATGCCTCGAAATCCTGCCTGAGACGTTCCGCGGCTTGCCAGAGAATCTGGTTGCGCCATTCATTGTCGCGGTCGAGCAGCCGACGAATACGATAGAGATCATGGGGCAGCTGGGCCTCGACGCGCGCGCCGACGGAGGTCACATATCCTGTGCTAGAATATCCCCTATTCTCAAGCACAACCTTTTGCCTTTGTTTCATTTCGGGAGTGCCGGTGTCACCGTCAAATCTGCCATGAGCCTTTTTTGCTCGTTTGCGCGCAGTTTTCAACGATGATCTTGCCTTCCTGTTAGGGATCGCCCGCTTTTCCAGCAAGAATTTTGGCGCATCACTGAACTGCATTTTCCCTCCGCAATTTGCGTTGACGGCGATATCTTCGCGCGCGTGTCCTTCGCGCGCAGAGGTATGAGCAATATTTCTGCTTATGTGTGCGGCGCAGCGCGACGGTGGGAACGAACATCGTGTCGCAACCAACGCACCCAATACCTGCAATAATGGGCGTCTCGGGAAGAGGTTTAGGGATACGACCACTCTGGCAACCATATGCCGAGTCTACATCCCGCCCCCATTCGCATCTTCCATCGCGGAATACATAAACGATCTCGACACCGGCCGCTATCTGCTTAGCCTGTTTTGTCCGGTGAGCCGACAATGATCCATCTGGTTTGGCGGTTTTAACATCTACTGGGATCGTCTTACCGTCCCTTCTCACAACAATATCGGCATCCCCATGAGGAGATATGTTTTTGAATACATCGTATCCCTGTGACAGGAACCAAGCGCATGCCACATGTTCCGAGATCTGGCCGCACCTGATATTGGCGTTATCATCTTGTTTTAGTTCCTGAAATAGCTCACAGAACTGAACCGCTGCCGAACCCTTTGTACTCATAATGCAGCCATCTTCCTGAGCCGAGCATGCCGCTGCCTATGCGTCGACCCACAATATTCACTGCAATAAAACTTTTTTCTTCGCCCATGCGAGAATGGTTCACGACAATGAATGCACACTGTTTTCGTTTGATGGGGTGGCGCTTGCGCCTTTATTTTCATCCGCTTTCTTGGTTCTTCGGGTGGTTGTCCGTATTTCGGATCGATAGCTCGGCCCCAAGCGCAATGTCCGTCTGGAAAGACATAAAGGATTTCTACCCCAGAAGCGATCTGAGCAGCCTGCATTCGTCGATTACCAGGAAGGTATCCACGACCATCAGCATTGACGCCGGTTTTTACATCAACTGCCGTGAGTTTAGAGCCATTACGAATTACTATATCCGCGTCCCCGTATGGTGATGTGTTTCTGAAAACATCATAGCCTTGTGCAGAAAGCCAAGCACATGCAACCATTTCAGATATTACGCCGCGCCGCAGGTTCCTGTTATTCTCACGGACGTTACCCCTAAGACTATTGATCGCCTGGTTGGTTGGAAATTGGAATAGTTCTGCTCCGCATTGTGCTTCAGATGCCTTCATGCATTCCCCCGATATTTAGCCGTTCGGCCGCCTTTGCCCCATAGGCCGTTTTTGTTGATGATCCATGTGACGGTGCTTTTCGGCATAGTCATGGCCAGCATAATTTCTCTGACACCGTTGCCGCTGCGCCACAGTTCGCACACCCGGTCATGCCGCGTCTGTTGTTCGGCGGTTAGCTTGCGGGGCTTGTAGCTGGCGTAATGGGGTGGTTGATCAACTGGCGCAGGCGCGATGGCGGTGCGCGCCGCCGCTATCTCAGATGGGGATTTTGTGTTGTTGCGGCGGGAGAGCAAGCGAGGGAACCGAAGAACCAAAGATGCAAGATGGCGAAGCGCCGCAGACTACGAAGGTTCTATTCTGTTCCTGCATCGAAGGCAAGTGAGACATAATCTGCACTTTGTTGGCAACCCAAGCCCAATGCAAACGCTATGTCTATGCTGATGCGACCTTAACCCCTGAGAGCGAGATCCAATGCCCGATGACCTGTCCGGTGACCAAATCTCCTTACTGTCCAACATCGGCGATAATGCGCGGCCCTTAGTCGATCTTCAGGACTCAATGACGGATGATTTGGCAACGCTCATCCGCAAAGGTTATGCGGAAGCAGACGATGGTCAAACTGGTTCCCCATATCGGATAACTGGCAAAGGCATTGCCTTCCTCTCTGAGCGAGGCGCTGGCCTGAACGAAGCATAG